CCAACCATTAATGTAAGTCCACTGTGCAAAAAGCTCTGCGTCAGGAGCCCAATTACCACCAGCGATTGTTATTGGACCAACTGCCAGACCAATACTTGAAGCATACGTAACAATAAATTGCTCACGCTCCACAGAACAGGTGTCTGGCGTAATCGTTACGTCATACATTCCTTGACCCGGACCCCAACCAATTTGAAAATCTGTTACAGCAAGAATTGGAGTGAAATAAGGATTTATGATGACTTGACCTAAACGATTTGGTCGGTATCTACCGTTTTCGGTGTTGTAAGTAGCGTTTAATGAGCCGTATTGACCCATTGTAAACAGGTCTGCCATTGAAGAAGCTCGAACAATTAGCTCTGCAAGCGAGCGGTCTTGTACGGCTTGACTGCCGTTTTCGACAAGATTTGAAAAGTCAATAGCAGAAGCAGTAGCGGAAAACTTAACTTCTTCCAGAGATACGTAAGGTTCGATACGACCTGACTGTTGTATCCATGATGCGGTTGCCATGTTAGTCATTGTTTTGTTCCTCTGGTATCAAATTGGTACTGCCACATTTACCGCATTTGTCTCGATAAAGACCAACAAACGTGCAGTCTTGGCAAACGTAGCCACTTGCATTACGAAATGTGATACCAGCCACAGCGAAGTCTCCTGATTTTTTCAGCAGAGTTGCTTCTGCTCCCGATACGTTAAACGTACCATCCTTCGAACGGTTGATGACTTTATTGCCAACCTCAACCTGTTGTAATCCTTTATCGCTGCCTACAAGTCTCATGTATTTATTCTCCCTTAAAAAGAGAAGCGGTGCAAGGGTCAGGGGAGGCAAACCCTTGCACCGCATTTCTCCGTGCTAGCTAATTACTTAACTAGCGATTTTGTACCTATCCTTATGAAAGGATGTTGGTGATTGCACCTGACCAAGCCGGAGCGCGGAACGCAAGTGTTCCGTACTGGTAGGTCGAAATGTCCCAAGACAACTGAATCTGTGGCCATTCAAGAACAATCATGTCCTGAACGTTTACCACTTGGACAGTCTCAGAAACACCTGAGTCAGGGAATGGAAGTGTCTTGCTGTGAACCAAAGCAACACCAGCAGGCATGTATGGGTGAGCAACAACGTCAACCATCTTTCCTGTTGATTCGTTCTGAATCGCAGTGACTACTGAACCGATTGTTACGCCATCGCTACCAGTCTGGTAGTTAAGACGGTAACCAGTTGGTGTACCTTCCTGCTGAATTGAAGCTGCCAATGCCTTACGGATTGAAGCAGTTGTCAAAATCATGTCAGGGTCAGCAATTACTGATGAGTAAAGGTTGTAGAACACAGACTGGAAGTCGTTACCCGGTACGCTCTGTGAAAGAGCTCCGTTGAGTGCAACTACGTTTCCTGACAAAGCAGGGTTAGTCAATGTTGATACGTAACCGTCGTAACCAAGTGTGTTTCCTGAGCCGTTGTCAGCAGAAGTCGAAGGCAGAGCAGCGACAGTTGCAAATGTGGCAGGTGTTACACCGTTAGTTAGAACAGTTGTTCCCTTGTAGTAAGTGCCTGAGTAGTTTACGTATGTGTTAACGGCAATAGTTCCAGAAGGCACTCCACCAGTGATTGCAAGTGTGATACCTGAACCTGTTGTGGTAGTTGGTGTTCCTGATGCTGTAATTGCCTGTGACTCTCCTGCTGATGAGGAGAATGTTACGTAAACGGCTGTTGCGGTTCCTGAAGGAAGTCCAGTTGCAGAAGCTGCTGCGTTAGTAGCTGCTGCTGATACACCACTGATGTTGATTACAGAAGCACGTCCGTTGAGCATGTTGCGCTCTTCACCGAGCATGTGAGCCCAGATTGTTGAAGTGTGTGACAACTGGCGAAGGTCTGTGTATCCCTGTCCAGCGAACTGAGCTGTAAGGTCAACTTGGTCAGACACACCCTGGTTTACGTGTGACAAAACAATCTTGTCAGCAGCGTATTCAATCTTGCTTGGGCGGTTAAGCGTTACTGGACCAAACTGAGCAGTTGTGCCAGTTGGGTTGAAGAACGTACTCATGTTTGGTACGCCACCAGTGTTCGAGTTCGTTACACCGAGGATGCGACGGAACTCGTAAGCCTGACCGATTCCACCGATACGGCTTGTGCTGTTACGAAGAATGAACGAGCGAGGAACAAGAAGTGCCAAAGCAGGTTCAAGGTCGTAAGGTACAAGACCTGTTACGCCAGAGTTGCTGTTGTTAAGTGGGTTGGTAAGTGTCCACTCTGAGCCAGCCTTAGTTACATCGCTCACACGGTCAAGTGCAGTAGTGATGTCACCAATTTGGTCAGCAGACATTCCCTTAGTTACGAGGTCACGGATTTCTCCAATGCGCTCCTCAACAGAGGCGCTCTTAACAAGTGAATTACCATTAAATGATACTGTTCCGGTCTTAGCAGCACTGAGTTTGACTGGCAAACGCTAAGTGCTGATTTGTAAGCTTCGAAACGGTCAAGACGCTGTTCAGCAGGAAGTCCGCCGAACAACTGGTCTAATGATGGGGCTGTAAATGCCATTAGTTTTATCTCCTAGATAAATTAGTTTTGAAGGATTCTCTTGGCGTCGGCTTCCATTTCGGCAGCCTTGTTCAAGTATCCAGCCTTCATTGATGGGTCAACTACTTCGTGAGCAAGCTTGCGGTACCGACCAGCTTCACTTTGTAGTCTTTCAGCGTCAGCAGATTTACTTGCTTGTGCTTGTGTTGCTCGGAGGACAGGTCCACCGGGTGCAGCCATCTCACGCACTTCATCTAACGCAGCCTTCAGGAGGTTTAGCTCCTCTTTTGCTTCTGCTAGTTCAGCCTTTGTTGTGATGGTTTCCTCAAGACCTAAAGCCTTGACGATTTCGTTTCGCAGTTCAGACTTGATTTCGTCTGTTGCGTTATCTGCCGAAGCAGACTTAAGAAGGTCGGCGCTGACGCCAAGTCCAATGTAAGCCATGTAGTCATCTCCTGATGATTCGGTTGTTGTTGTAAATGGTTCTTCTGTTTCATTTTCATCTGCTTCTCCATCCCACCAGCAAAGGAAATAATCCAAAGCGCATAGGAGTTCTGTTATGTCGCAGATTTCATTTTCCTCACCATTAGCCATCTCGTCGAGTTCTGCGTGAATAAGGTTAATAAGCGATTGACGTACTGCGTTTAAGTCATCTGCATTGTGCATAATTTCTTTTGCAACGTCTGCTTCAACAGCTTTCCAGTTTTCAGGAATTAGGTTCTCTTTACCAAGTGCCTTAGCACGCTCAATGATGTGAGATTTAGTTGCTGCCTTGTCCTTTGCACGACCAAAAGACTGAATAGCATTTTTAAGGTCGCCTACGGTTTTAATTGGGTAGCTACCATCGGGAAGTGCCTGACCTTTGTCGGCTAGGTTCTGACGTTGCTTGTCTGAGTAATCTTTTTTCTCGACTTCTGGTTCTACCGCTTTGTCATCTCCATCTTCAACGATGTTAGGGAAGTCGTTGCCGGGTGTGATTACATCAGCAGTTGAATAACCTTCGCCACCGCAAACTTCGCATACTGCGTCAGTCTGTTCTGTGCGACCAGTTCCGTTACAACCAGCGCAAGGTCGAGAAGCAGGGTATGGGTCTTCACTGTCACGAATTACATGACTTTCGTTGTAATTAACGTCTTGCTGAATCTCTGTACCTTCTTTTGCCATCTGCGTATCAGGGATTAAAGCTTCCATTTCGAGAGTCTTGCTGATTTCGAGTTCGCCATTTACTGCTTTTGCGATTTCGACAGTTGCAGTTGGGTTTGCTGGTCGGTCAACGAGCGACACTTCTACGATTTGACCACCTACGATACGACCATTAGGAGCGTCATCTGACTTAACGATACGTGCGCCCTTAATTCCGATTGAGTAACCCTTAAGGACACCCTTTTCTACCTTCTTCATGGTGTTTGCGTCAACGACTTCCGACTTCAAATACCAGTCATCACCATCAGCGTTAAGTTCGATACCTACTCCGGCTGCGATTGAACTGTGCATTTCACGAACGTTTGCGCCAGTAGCCAACCACTGAGGCATTGCTGTCTTTAGCCAGCTCTCGTCGCAAATCTGCTGGTCAAGGTCAAGGTCGGGTCCAGTTGCCTTGCCATAAACAAACATCGAACCGTCATCGGTTGACTTAAATGTTAAGTCTCCGAAGCCTACGTAGGTAATGTCTTTTGCCATAAAAAAACTCCTCTTGTTAACTTGTTGAGATTACTGCATTTACCGTGCAACGGCAATTTGGGTGTTCAGGTGGAACTGCTTGACTATCGTTTGTTGAGTATGGACCATTCGCTTCAATGTCCAAACAATCAGGACAAGCGTCATCATACGCCACCCATTCCCATTCAGATACACCAAATTGTGAGTATTGGTCAACCGCACCTTCGTTATACGCACGGTTCGTTTCTGTAATAGCAATCATTTCGGCACGAGCAGGGTCGTTAATAAAAGCGTCAATGGTTTTACCAATGGCGGTTGCTGGTAATCCTTGAGCTATACCATCGCCAATTAAATTACCTATACGGTCAACTGTGGTTTTTTTAATACCTGTAATTGTGAGATTTATACCGTTAAGTGTTTTGCGTAGTTTGCCATCGCTAACGAGTGAAGCTGCAATAGGGTCGCCAGGCTTCCAGTTAGCCCAATCGAAACCAATAGCTGCATTTGTAAGCTGGGATACGCCGGTAGCTCCATACTTGTCTAATTGGCGAACAGCATAAGCAGAACCAACAAGACCACCATCCAAAAGCGTATTGGTAATTATCTTTTTTAATGGTCGAATGTCGAACTTGATTTTGCTAAGTACGTCTGCACCAACCTTTTTTTCAGTTGATAATGCCTGTGCAATGGCTGCATCTATGCCAGAAACGCTGTCGGCTATTGCCTTTTGAATCTGCGGTTTGTAATGTTCCTCGATTTTTAGTTTGTGTTCAATTCCGGGTAAGTCAGAAATTGAACGCTTAGTAAGCAAACCTTTTGGGTTATCGCTTATCTGCGCTTTCGTAATACTTAGAGCCCAATCGACAAGATTTTCAGGCATTGGTGAAGTTCCCTTGACAATGAAATAAGCATCGCTATTTAGTTTGTCGGCTAGTTCCTCATTGACGGTGACAAAATCGAAAGCTCTCCATTTACCAGTTTTGGTACGAGACTTAATAAACCTTGCAAATTCAAAAATCTCCTCTGCGTGAACGGACTTTTGTTCTACGACAGCTTCTGTCTGCTTACCTTTATCCCCACTTTGCGAGCTTTGCGGACTTTGGGTTTCTTCGGGCTTTTGGCTTTGTGTCTGCGTACCGACATTAACGTTCTCCTTCATTCCAACCGTTTCACCGGCTGCGTTTTGTTCTAGTAATCCATTGAGAAATTGGACTTGATTTCCAGCGACAATAAACGGTTCGTCTGCTTCTGGCATGTCGTAAAGTGGCATACCTAATTCACCACGAACATCATTCATAGTCATTTGACCTGATTCGAGTGATACCTGATAAGCCTTTGATTTAGTCTCTAAAGCGTTTACGTTGTCGTCATCGTCATCAAATGCAAACGTAATGTTTTTATCTGTGTCAAGGAATCGGCGTGAAAGAGTGTTAATTGTTTCTACGAGGAATGATTCAAGTGGCTTTTGTGAAGTAGTGAGTGCTGACTGAGCTTCGCCTTCACGTTCACCAGCACCGCCCAAGCCTGAGCGAGGGATAATTCCTAATGCCGATGGATTAACACCAAAGATTGTAGCTATACGAAGAATTAGGAAATTGTCGTAGTTTTCTTTGTAACGCTCATCAATGGTTGGAGCGAATACAGGTTTAAAACCTCTCGGCAGTACCTTCATACGGTGGCGTTCTGCGTTGGAACCAGTTATGCGGTCATTAAAAACACGCTCAAATGCAGCCAGTCGAGTTATGTCCATTTCGTCTGAATCGGTTTCCATGAAAGCCATTGGCATAGTTCCATCTTGGTATTCAGATTTCATCCACTGCTGACGTTCTAGGTAAAGCGTTGCGGAAGGTATGGATTCTTCTACGCATGAGTAACCATACGGCGACCATGTCCTGCGGTTGCGCACAAAATAAGCAAGTTGGTCACGCATGTATTCATTGTTTCTGCCGGGAGCATTAAAAAACTCTCCATCACTTTCAGGTGAAGCTTGGTATTCTCCACGAGGAAAACCCCATAAGATTTGCTGATAAGCAGGAGCAGGTGTGGCTGGAACTGCACCACGATTGTCTAAAAGAACCTTAATTGTTGGTGCGTCAATAATTTCAAAGCCAATAATGTTTTTACCTAAGTTGTAACGAGGGTAAACAGGCGTACCGTCAAAGACAAAGTGCTGCCAAAGGAACTCTGTCATCCATTCGGTAAATGAGCGACCTAATTGTGGGTATGGGTTCTCCCAAAACTCACGAAGCTTTACAATGTCCTCGTTATACTTTTCTCGAGCTATACGTGCTGCTTTGGCGTGTGAGCAATTTTGCTCTGCCATAATTTGGTTAATAGTTGAATCCTCTACCGAAAACGACCATTCAAGGCGAGTAATTTCAGCAATCTTAATTTCTATACAACGGTGAATGATGTCAATCTGGTCAGCCATTGAACGAAGAACGCTCCAAGGTGCTGTGCGCTGATTTAAGTCAAGGTTCCAAGCGACAGGGTATTCCCATAGGCGAGGTAAAGCACGACCAGAATCATCGAATACAGGGTCTAAAGGAGCAGGTAGGAACGGTGCTGATGGTCCAAGTTGTGAACCGAAGTCGTAAGAGTAACGAGGCAGTGGGTTTGCTTGTGTGCCGGGTGTCTGCAACAATCCTTGCCCACCGCTTCCGGGAGACTGAACCATTTGCGAAGGCATGGCAGCAGAAGTGGTTGCGTAACCAGTACCGCCGTATGGTGTATTCCCCATGTTATTGCCAGTTGCCTTTTGTAGTTCTGCAACGATTTGCGTAACGAGAGTTTCGTTTTTTTTCTTACGGCTGAATAGCGCCACGTTTCTCCTCGGTTAGCTGTTGTTTATTGTAGTGGTTGTCCACAGCCTGAGCAATGCGTACTTTCAATAGCGTTCGGAAGGTCACAATGCGGACAAGGTGGAGCCATCGAAGCGAAGAAGGCATCGGAGTATCCACCGCCACCAATACCTAATTGTGCGAGACCATGAACGAGTGCATCTAATCGGTCAGGTGAAAAGTCTGACTGGTCAGCAACCCAGCCGGTCATTTGTTCTTCCAGTTGAGGGAAAACGCCAACGTGAGATACACGACCTTGTTCGTATAAAGCACTAATTGGTTCTGCTCGTAATGTTTTGCCTCGTTTAGCGACAATGCCTCGGTACGGAATGTTTGGTCGGTACTGCCTAATGATGGTTTCAATCATGTCGCCACCCATGTTTGTTTCACCAACGATACGACTGGCTTGAAATTCGTCATAAGCTTCAATGGCTCGTTTAGCCCAACCGTCAGGCGATAAGCGACAACTTCGGTCAGCTAATACGTACCCACGCCCATCTATGCCTCTACCTACTACGACTATGCCTGTTTCGTCTGAGTTTTCATTATTGGTTGCAGCAGGGTCAACCGCTACGACAACACGGCTCATTTCAGGTGGTGTGTTGATTCGTGTGTTTTCAATTAAATCTAAAGTCCATAATGCTCCGGGAGTGTCCTCTAAGATTTCCGCATAAAGCTCTTGCCTACCTAAACGAGTGCCTTCATAACGATTACGCAACTGTTGTAGAGCAGAGGGAG